TATTCAATAGGAAATCCTATACTAGCATTAAGAACCTGTTTCATGACCAATTTTGTTGGGTACCGTGGATCATCGTTATTGGGGCCCTTAAACTTAGGAATATTCCATGTTTGTGTTATTGACAAATCCCTCTTCAAGTCCTCATACAACAGTGAATGCTTTAGTGAACCATGAGTGTGGTGTCTGTTAACAACCGAGCCTTTAACACGCAAATTGCCTAAAGCAGGAGTGCCAGACAGTGGAGATTTCCTGTGGACACCCATCTCATATGGATTAATACCGTATGTCTCAAGAGTAAAATCACTTTGTTTAACCAAATTAACATTCAGAGTAGTAATCGCCAAATCCAACTCTGAACGTAATATTTGGAAACACACGCCGTACTCTCGTATTGGATCACCACCACAGTGAAAACCCAAAATAAAGGAATGCTTCGCTCCAACAGAAAACCATGGGGCACCGCATTGACCACGAAAATTTCTTCCGTGACCACCATAGCCAGGGGCACCGTGTATACTCGGATCAAGGCTAGAGTCATTAATTGCCCTATGATTATAGTGAACATCCACGTAATGAATAGTTTCCATATTGCCATCCTTATCTCGTACCGGACAGTCAGCTGGACCAACATTTGTAACACTCTTCTCCGGAAAATATTGTCTAACATCCTTAATATCACCGGAATTGTCAATCTTAATGGCACACACGTCTGCTTTACCAAATTTGTACACGCGATCCTTTGACAAAAAGTGTTTATATTCATTGCAACACTTCTTTCTAACAGCAATCGTTGTTCCAAAATGCGGCTCAACTTCATGATACGGTAATATTACAATTTCATTACACGGAAAGAATCCCTGCGATGTCTTCCTATCACCGTATCTTATATACGCAACCTGACGAGACAAAACATTCACAAGTTCCGACGGGATAATACGCTCCATTATAGGCGGCCTATCCAGCACTTTCGGATTATAGTACCACTTTGCCGCAGGTTGAGCATCCAACGCCTCAACCGCTGCTTCATCCATATCACTTGATTCTGGTGAGACGTCGACATACCCACCAAAGAAGCGTTCTACCATTATCCTAGTGAGTTTGTAAGTACCAATACATCCAATAGCACCTGGACCAATCAAATCACGTGTGACATTAAAATTATTATATTTATATCTAGCACATTCATTAGCCTCGTCGCGATAATAATCTTTTTCGAAATTCGATTGAATACACGGCCTAGATATATACTCTCTATATCTACAATATAGACGATAGAAAAACCTAGGCTTGATCGTAGAATTTGGTACCATCCGATTTATGAATCTTACCAAATAAAGAATGATCATCATCTTTTTTCTTTTGTCCTGGTTGTTGTCCCTGTTCGACTGGAGAAGCAGTCGACGTAGAACACCGTGATAGAAAAAACGCCTGACCGGATAACACAACATAGATATAGAACTACATACACAATATAAAAAATAGTCACAAAAATATGCAATCCGGAATAATGGGCGTGTTGTCCTATGCAAATGTATTGACAATTCAGTCCCCTCCAATGCAGGATGAAGAAACCCATATGGAGACCTAAAAGTGTTACATATTGACACTATAATCTTACGCAATATTACTATAAACAACGCGCTACAAAAATCAGTGGCCAAGTCATCTGTCATATCATATAAAATGGTCGAAACTTTCTTACCCTTGCCGACTAATTCAGGAATAGTGGTTATACCACGAGCCATCAATTCCTCCAAACATTTCTCAAGGTTTCTAATTCCTTTCAGAACGTAGATACCTTTTTTGAAATCAGAGGCACGTGTTGTACCACTTTCCTCAATGATATCATACTCAGAAACCGTTTTGTCATCGGGGTCGAAATCAACATTACGCCACCACCTTTGCAGGGTTATTGCTGCATTAACCTCTATGACGTTTGAGAACATATCATACGTAAAACACTTACATATACCTGATAACATGCCACTACCACACGCACATGGTTCTATCTTAGCAAGCCTTGTATCCATCTTCAGTGCTTGATCCTGGTTAAGCTTATGTCGACGAGCATCCGCAGCCACATATTGTAGCATACGGTGCAAAGAAACATTTATTGGCGGGACACCATTCTCCTCGATAATAACCCAACACCATCTTGAGTCTACTACTTTAGGAGGGGGGTCATATAAACACGTTTTAATTTCTGGCTCAACGCCCTCAATTCCAACGCGGTATAATGAAAACTCCCAAGCATCAGGGTTCAAGTCATTCCGCTTATGTTCTGGTATCTTATTATAGTCAATCATCGAAGAAACGATCTCTTCACCATTAATCATAGTAGTACGCGAATACTCAGTTTTAACGCGACCCATTATCTTAAGAGGTAATCGTCTTTCCATTGTTGATGCAACATGAGTATAAGCAGATGCATTTAAATGAGGGTTGTTAGTGTTATGTATAAGGACTTTAGCATTATTAAACAGCTTTCCTTTAAAAGATAGGTCAGCTGCATTCAACGGGTGTGGCTCATTGCCAACGGCACGCTGGGTAAAGTCCTTTATATAATCTGCATCCTCACCACTGCCAGGTATTGAATTTTCAGAATCAGACATTATAACAATAGACGTAGCATTGCTAAAACCATCAAAGAACTTTGCTTTATAATTAGGATAGTAAGTATGCTTGTCAGAATACGGACAATCCAAATTTATAGCAGCAGTCTTGGCAATTAATTTGGTCAGATATGACTTACTGATACCAGTCGCGGACGCAATAACAATTCCATATGCTGCAGCCTTAGACTCAGCATTTGCAACTTTTTCATTGATTCGGTTTTGTATACCAATACAATCCGTAATTATTGTCTCAAGCATCCGTTTATCATAATTAGTTATCAGTGGTCTCATTCTACGAGCTGAACTAATCAACTCATCGACCGCAAGGATAAATTCATATGAATCCCTGTCATAATACCTCTCATAACTACCAATAAAGAATGCATCTGACTTTGATCTAATATCATCATAGTCTTGAACTAACTTCTCATATTCGTCATCCGACTGAAAAAAGTCGCATAGGTTACCCGTTTTAGCAAAATTGTTTATACCATTAATTACGATCATAACTGTATTAATAAAACTGCCAATAAGGTCATTCTTACCCATAAGAGTCTTAATCTTGCTATAGAGAGTGCGAAAAAACATCCAGTCCACTTTCGCACCAAGTTCTGGTGAAGAAAAACTAG